TGGTTGACTTTGTTTCACGCTACCCCGACCACGTTGCCATTGTAGCCTTTGACTATGCGATTAAAAGCTACCCATATGGTGCTGACATCGAACGGCACGAACAAGGCATTAGAAACGGCACAACCGTTATCGGCCAAGATATGTGGCCACTATGCACACCTTCGGATGACGGTTACAGCCTTGAATTGTCAAGATTCGGTGGCGAACCGCAGCAGGACTTTGCATGGTATTCGTTTCTAAGCGACAGCGACTTTATGCTAATTTACAGCAGCAAAAAATGGAGCATCGGCTACCAAGAAGATGACCGCTGGCTGGCAATCGAAGGCATGACCAAAGAAGTGGTTGACAATGCCAATGCGATGCCGTTTCACGATGCTTTTGAGTACATGCTGAGGATGGTTTCGGCTATCAAAGTAGGTGCTGAATGGTGCGATATTTGAAAACAATTTGTATATTTGTGAAGGCATTAACACGCCCATGAAAGGTAAAAACAAAAATTAACCGAGCCGTTTGTTCGGGGGTTGCGTAGAAGATGAGGCCTGCCTTGGCCAAGTGTTAACTTCTTTTACCGCCCCCGACCAAATGGCTTCTTTATTAAAACCTATGCAAAATTTAAGCATTAATCCTGAACTGAAAGCGTTAATCCCACCATTAACAAGTGAGGAGTTTGCGCAACTTGAAGCCAACGTATGCCAAGAAGGTATTCGGGAGCCAATTATTACATGGCAAGGCACAATCGTAGATGGCCACAACCGATACGAACTGGCCCAAATGTATGACCTGCCGTTTAAGGTGAAGGAGATGGCCTTTGCTTCGATGGAGGACTGCAAAGAGTGGATGATTCGCAACCAATTCGGTAGGCGAAATTTGAGCAATTACCAAAGGTCGGTACTTGCTTTAGAACTTGAAAGCGTGTTTAAGGCCAAGGCCAAAGAAAACCAAATAAGAAAGCCTGAATCTGTTTTACAGAAATCTGTAGAACAAAAACCTATTGACACTCAAAAAGAACTGGCCAAGGTTGCTAATGTTTCGCATGACACCATCGCCAAGGTAAAGGTTATTGAAGCCAAAGCACCTGAAGAGGTAAAGGCCAAACTTTCAACAGGGGAGGTAAGCATTAACCAAGTTTACCAAGATATTAAGAAGGAGGAGAAAAAAGCCGAACTTGAAAAGAAAAAAGAAGAGTATTCGGAAAGAATAACTACAAAGTCAAACAATGATTTCAAGGTAGATATTTTCAATACAAATGAAAAATTTAGGGTTATTTATGCCGACCCAGCATGGAGCTATAATGATAAGCAAGACACCCCGCAATTGGGCGGTGCGGCGAAGCACTATCAAACCATGAGTGTTGAGCAAATTTGCCAATTGCCTGTAAAACAAATTGCAGAAAAAGACAGCGTTTTGTTTTTGTGGGTTACATCGCCTTTGTTGGAAGATTCTTTTAGAGTGATAAATGAATGGGGGTTTAAATACAAAACTTCATTCATTTGGGATAAAGTAAAACATAACATGGGGCACTATAATTCTGTAAGGCATGAGATACTTTTAATTGCGACAAAGGGTAGCTGCGTGCCCGATAACAAGAGGCTTTATGACAGCGTTCAGGCAATCGAAAGGAATGACAACCACAGCGAAAAGCCTATTGAATTTTTAAACATTATTGATGACCTGTATAATTACGGGAACAAACTTGAAATGTTTTGTAGAAACATCAAAAAAAGCAACTGGTATGGATGGGGAAATGAATTATAAAGAATACTATAATTCATCCCTTCAAAAGGGGCTTGAATTTCAGGACTTTGTTGCTATTGCTTTATTGAAAGAAATAGGCATACCGCTAACATCTTTGTCAAGCAAAAAATTTCAATTCTCTGTAGGTGAAAATCTACAGGGGATTGAGATAAAATTTGATGATAAATTCTTTGATACAGGGAACATATACATTGAGGTTAAAGAAAAAAGCAACCCTATAAATTTAAATTATGTCGATTCGGGCATTTATAGAAATGACAACACTTGGCTTTATTTAATTGGCAACTATTCAACGATGTTTATTTTTGGAAAAAAACATTTGCAACTAATGTATGAATCCCAAAAGTATAGAGAGGTTGAAAACAGTACCAAAACTTCTATTGGGTTTCTTGTGCCCGTATCCGATGCAACTAAATATTCACTTAAAAAAATCAATTTATGAAACAACTACCTTGGTTTAAATTTAGCCCAGCCGACTGGATGATGGGCAGAATATCCCGCCAATCTTGCGAGGTTCAGGTGGCATTTTTGCGGCTTTGCTGCATCTATTGGAATGCCGAATGCGAGATGACAGTTGAACACGCCGAGTTGGAATGCGATGGCTATTTCGACCGCCTTGTGGCCCTGAAAATGGTTGAGGTTATTGGCGATAAAATTGGCATTAAATTTCTTACCATTCAGTATATTGAAGGTAGCGAAAAGCGGCAAAAAATGTCCAACGCTGGCAAGGCATCTGCTCAACAAAAGCTTAACGAACGTTCAACGAATGTTCAACAAACGTTCAACGAATGTTCAATAGAGAAGAGTAAGAGTAGAATAAGAGAAGATATAAGAGTAGATAAAGAGAGTAAGGGCACATACACACGTGAAAACTTTATTGATGACTTACTTGGCGAATTCAAAACCGATGCCGACTTGCGAAGCGTAACGAAAACATGGCTTCAAAAGAAAAAGGTAATTACCGAAAAGTCCATGCAAATTTCAAAGGCCGAAATACAAGGGCATAACAAAAGCGAAATGTATGCAGCGATAATGGCCGCAGCCGACAAAGGTTGGGCACAGCTATACGGCCGAAAAGATAAGCAAAGCAAAGGCACATCAACAAGCCTGCCAGCTGGTAAGCCTTGGCTGGACCCAGCAACCATAGCCGCAGCCAAGGCGAGTGCCGAGCGGCTTAAGAAACTTGAAAACCGAAGCGAAGGCGTAACACAATTTTAAGCAGCAACCTAAAACACAAAAACCTTAATTTTACTTTACCGCTATGAAACTAACACTACACGAAACAACACTTGACCGCCGTGCAATTGAACTTGCAAACGTGGTATTCAGCCCCGATAAAATGCGGCTAACAAAAGAACGTGCCGCCGCAGTTCGGCAGCTTTGCACCGCCTTTCAAAATGGCACACCGTTCTTTTTAACGGGCGATACTGGGACAGGTAAAACGATATACACAAAATTGTTCTTGGCCGCCCAGCCCGATAAAAAATTCGTTTACTACAATATGCGGCACTTGTTTCGGGAGTATGCGGCAATGAAAAACCCCGATGAATTCATCTTGGCGTTTATTCAAAAGACCCGGTACACGGCCCTAATTCTTGATGACGTGGGCAGCGATGAAGCGGTTGGTGCATACGGCAGGGCGAATACCATTCTTTACGATATTATCGAAAGCCGAATGGAGGGCAACCACCTAACAGGCATAATTTCAAACAACACCTTGTCCCAAATTTTGGCAAGGTTCGGGACGGACGGGCAGCCCGATGCACGGTTAACTTCACGCCTTAAAAAATGGGAAACCATCATCATGCCCGGGGATGACAACCGAGGCGTTTTCGATATTTTGCCTTTTGCCCAATGGCCGCAAACCCAACTGCCAGCCGATGCCGAATTACCATCGATACCATGCCCTGAGCATCTTCGTGAAAGCATATACGAAAAGTTGGGCATCATTGCCAACAAGGTAGTTGATGCACCGCCCAGCAAAGCCGATGAACTTCGCAAAGCGTTTTGGGGTAATTCGGTAAAGCCATGACCAATAAACCATTCATTAACCCTACTTTGTACCTTTAATGACGCAAAAATGATGCAAGCATGAGCCAACTAATTCTAAAATTTAACCTTCCCGAAGATGAAACCGAGGCCAACTTTGCCCTAAAAGGCGGGGAGTATTTCTTGGTTCTGCATGACCTTTGCCAAAAGCTGAGGAACATTACCAAGTACGGGAACAACCCTTTCAACGGCAGAACAGCAAGCGAGCAAGAGATTCTACTTGCCGAGCAGATACGGGAGTACCTTAACGAAAAAGATTTTAAGGATTTATGAGCATGGATTCAAGTTGCCCTACGGGGGGACAAATTGTCCCTATGAACATCGACACCGTTGCCGAGTTTTGGGCTGGCTTCGATTTCGACACCGCCCAGCCGATTGCGTTTATTGATTCCCAAAAGATAAATTGCTTGCGTACCTTTGTCAATACCCACATTTCGTACTTAAAGCACAACAAGGGCAACCCGCTATACCTACCCTACTGGCTGCGGCTTGAAAAACTAACAAAGCATTATGCCGAAAAGCGTTGAACATCAAATACAATTGGCTTGCGTCAAATACTTTAGGGCTGCGTTTCCCGACCTTTATTGTAACCTTTGGCATACCAATGGCAGAGCGATTGACAAACGAAACGGGGGCGTTCTAAAAGGCATGGGCGTTATTGCTGGCGTGCCCGACCTTTTGTTTTTTTACAAAGGCAAGCTACACGGCATTGAACTAAAGACCGCAAAGGGCACGCAAAGCGAGGGGCAAAAAGAATGGCAAAAGATGGCATTGATGCACGGGGGCGAATACCACATTGTGAGAACCGTAGAACAATTTGTACTTTTGATTCAGCAAACAATTCAAAATGGTTAAACTTGTCAAAATAGGTTCGGTTAAGGGAAACAGCCGCAACCCAAGATTTATTCGGGATGAAAAATTCAAAAAGCTGGTTGCTTCGCTTGTGGAGTTTCCTGAAATGGCTACTCTTCGCCCTTTAGTGGTCGATGAAAACATGACCGTACTTGGCGGCAATATGCGGCTAAAGGCCATGCAAGAACTGAAATGGAAGGAGGTGCCCGTTGTAATTGCCGAAGGTTTGACCGATGCACAGAAGGATGAATTTGTTATTAAAGACAATGTGGGGTTTGGCGATTGGAACTGGGAGCAGTTGGCAAACGAATGGGATGCAGAAGAATTGACAAGGTGGGGATTAGATATACCGGGCTTTGATGCTGAACTGCCCAACGATGAAGATGAAGAACAGGATGCTAACAGCCTGATAGTCGAGGCCGATGTCATAACCTTGGAAGACCTTTTCGATGAACTGAAAAGCCGAGGGTTTAATGTTTCAATGAAGTAACATGGCAAACAACAAAACCGACATTAGAAAAAAACTGCTACTGGAGGCCCTTGAAAAGTCGCTTGGCATCGTTACAACGGCATGCAAGGCGGCAGGCATTTCAAGGGATGCACACTACGAATGGTTGAAGAACGATGAAGAATACAAGCGGCAAGTAAACGAAATAAGCGAAATTCAACTTGACTTTGTCGAAAACAAGCTAATTGACCGCATTAACAAGGGGGACACTACCGCCATAATCTTCTACCTGAACAGCAAAGGCAAAGCAAGGGGG